ATGAGACTTGTAAAGATGCTATAAATTTGAATGATTTCATCCAATCAATAGAGTTGAATGTAAATGATTTTATTAACACAGGTGAATTAGGATTTGTAAAAGGAATATCAAATATAATGGTGGAACGTATCCGTGATATGGAACCACACACAAGACCAATTCACTGTACTGATTTAAAACGAGAAGTAGTATATGTAAAAGATTCGGATAAGTGGGCGAAGGAAGATGAAAACAAGACCCATTTAAGAAAGGCAGTCCGTATAGTAGCAAATAAAAACAAAGAACAGGTGCATCCCTGGAGAGATTTAAACCCAAATTCAGATATATTAGATACACCAGAATGTGATAAGTTCTTTGCGTATACAAAAGCATCACTAGGTGGATATGGAAAAGAAGAAGATCTAAAATTCGAGAACAAAATCATCAATAACATATTGAAAGAAACGGTAATAGATAAGCAACGTATAAAAAATGAATAAGATCTAATATGGAAAATATTAGATATTATAGAAATTACATAAAGTTCTTTTGTTCCAATTGTTTGTAATCACGGTCGTGACTACGTGGTAATTCGAGAGGAACCACAAGAGTGCTTTGGTCTTGGCAGTATTTCATATAACTAACAGCAGAATTATAAACAGAAGGAATAGAATAATCGAGAACAAGTTGATTTAGACGTTCAACTTGACCGGTGATATCATCTTCTCTGTGTTCGGCGTGTTGTAAATAAACACTACGCATAATAACTTTAAGAGTATCCACATTTTGAGGTGCGATAACAAATTTGTTTTGAGATGCTTTATAAACACCAGCACGGAGTGCGTTTTGTATAATTTGAACGTTACCAGCGGAGAAGTATACTTGAGCGAGAACATTAGACTCCCAAGTTCCTCCAAGAGCTTCACGATATTCAGTAGATTTATTTTTGATGGCTATTTTTTCTTGCATTTGGAAGACAACATCGGTGGAAGGAGGTTCACTGAGGTTAATACGTCCATTGTATCTCTCAAGATCTATAATCTTATCATTTTTATTGACATTAACAGGAGAAAAATTATTCATTGTATTTATATAATTGTTATATATTTTCATAGATAAAATAAACGGTGTTGAGAACTAACCACTAAATATATTTAGTGATGCTACAAGAACAAAATGTATAGAAATAGTATATAATGGATAATTTTTACACAATAGTTATATTTGTAGCAGTAGTAGCATTAATATTAGTACTTACTTATGTGGGTGTAGTAATGACATATGGTGACGGAACAACAGCATATCCACCCCAAAGCACAACTTGTCCCGACCATTGGGTAATCGATGAAGACAAGAATTGCGTTATTCCAGGTTTAGACGATAAAAACACGGGAACAATGTATGAAGGTGGATTATTAAGTGATTCTGTAAAGGGAAGCACCCCCGGAATAGATACAGATAAAAACGTAATTAACTTTTCTCACGAAGATTGGAAGGCATCCGGACAGGAAATCTGCGCTAAAAAGGAGTGGAGTAACACACATGGTGTAGTATGGGATAGTGTATCCAATTATAACGATTGCTAAATATACAATTTTGAATATTCAAATGTGTATATTTATACAGTGAAGCTGATAACGCGTTGTTCTTCACCGGATTTATAGTCTAATTTAGATAGTGAAACGGGTTGTTGAAAAAGAGTTTTTACAAGTTGGTTATTCACTGTATCAAAATTCATTTCCATAATTTCATATTTTAATGAACGTAGGTTACGTATTTCAGGTAAAATATTGTTAATTTGGAAATCAATAGCACTGACTAAAAATTCACGATTGTTCGTTTTCTTAAATTCGTTGATAAGTTGTTTATTCTTATCAATGTCTTCGAAAATTTGATTTTCTTTCTTCTTTATAAGTTCAAGTGTATCTTTATTTTTATACATTTCATTATATTTATCAAGGAGTTCAATATAATTGTTTTGACTTTCGCTGTATAATTCGATTTGTTTTTTGAATTGTTTAACGGCTTCGTCTTCTGAAACATAATTAAAAAGTGTATCGAGTTTTTGCTTGATAATAATATCACTAACTTCATCGAAAATTTCTTTATTTAGTTCGAGCATAGATTTGAAGTCTAATAAGAGTCCGGGAAAGATTTTGATGTCAAGACTACAAGGATTTCTAGTATCTCCACAAATAGCGGTATATAAGTTATCTTTTCTCGAGAACACTGTGCCAACGTTTCTTTTACATTTAACACAAGGAGGGGTGTATTTGTTGATGCGACGTTTAGCAGTTTTATTATTTTTAATGAGTCGCTTTGAGGTTTTCTTAAATGGTGTTTTGTCGTATATTTGCTTTCGTTTAGTATGTAAAGCAGTTTCATACTCATTTCTCAATCTAAAATATTCATTAAGAGCTTCAGTATAGTTAGTATTGTCTTGTTGTTCTGGAGTATTATTACCGCCGATTTGTGAAGTATCGGAATTACGGAATTCAATACTGGGATTATTATCGAAAATAAGATTCACTTTTTCGGGTAAGTTCTCGATAAGTGTAATTTTATTGTTGGAAATATTAAGAGTTTTGAGTTTGTCATTACCTTCAAGGTCAAGTTGTTGTAATTGATTAAAATCGCATAATAATTCTACTAAATTTTTGGGAATGTTCTCCAATTGTGCGAGTTTATTATGAGAAACATTGAGGAATTCGAGTTTATCGAGATTAGATACATTAATAGACGTAATAACATTATCAGAAATGTTTAAGTGAGTAAGAGAACTAGGTAAATTTTCAAGAGAATCAAGTAGGTTATTAGTGCATGTGAAAGATTTAATCCCTTTGGGTATGTTGCGAATGCTCGTAATTTCGCCTTGAGGTAATTGTATAGTATCAATCAAGTTGAATCCAAGTTCTCGAAGTTGTAAAAAGTCAATATCGCCGTGTAATGCACCATTAACAATTAAGCTGGTGGATTGTCTCGAATAGTTCTCTAAAATATCTAATAATTGTTTTTGTGCGGTGTTATTTTCAACAATGATATGTTCTCGATGTTGTTCTGTAATATTCATGTTAATTTATAGACTATGCATATAATAAAATTCATTTTAACCAGACGTGAAAGGTAGATTAGAAATACTGGAAAATTGCGATTCGTGGTTACTTTTCTTTTCTTCTTGGTAATATCTAATTTTCGACATGACGTATTCTTGGTCTCGTATAAGTTTTTGTTGTCGTTCATAATCGGTAGGTTTTTGAGTATAACAATAATATAGGGTCATACCAACAATAGCAGCAAAAATGAGGAGAACCCCGATATTAAGAGCATAAAAATATATATTAACCCGATTAGAGTGGCATTTTTGCAATGTATTAAACATGTAATTCTTTACGGAAGGTTCAATTAAACTAGGTTCGTCCATTATTATATAAATACTAATGGACGAAAAAATACTCACATATACGCTAAATAGTACATAACAAACAAATATGAAAAAATAGCAAAAACCATAGAAACCGCCCAAATGGGGATGACAGTTTTGTGTCTATATCCAACGCCAAATTGTCTAAATGACCCATCATCATTATACAACATAGTAGGTTTAATGGAATGGACTAAAGAGAACAATAAAATAAATAGGACGATAGAAATGCTTAATTTATGATAACGAACAAATCCTTTTAACATATTGATATTTGTAATCTAAAATATCAATATAAAAAATTTATGTAAAAGAGAATTTAATCTTCTGGGAAATCATCCTCATCACGATCTTCGGGATAATAGTCACCATCCATATAATCTTCATTAAGTTCGCTGAAATCGTATGTATCACGGTTATAATCGTCACCGGGATTATATTCATCAATTCGTTCAAGATCATATATATCCAAAGGTTCTCTATCATATTCGCCAGACATCATAATTAAATCTTCATTTTGATTTAATGTTTCTTGGCGTTCTCTATTATAAGTTTCAGGATTATATTGGAATATATCTTTCTGTTGTCCTATATTCCAGCGTCCGATCTTATGTTGTTGGAACATTTTTTCTATTTTGCGTTCCTCTATAGTCATAGCACCATATCTGGTAATAATTCCTTGTTTTTCCTTATCTTTTGAACGGTTAACATTATGGATAAAAGTATCGTAAGATGTATCGATAAAACTCTTATTCTTAATTTCAATGTTGATGAATGCGGACAATAAAGAAGCCACACGTTCTTTCAGTTCTAATAAGTTACCAGTTTGAATGTTTATTTCTTCCAAAGTATTATTCATTTCTGCGTTGTTTTCATTTAGTTCTGCCCCTTCACTGTATAATGTAGTAGTTATGTCATTTTCATCAACAATTTCTTGACGTCGTTCCATCTTAGAAATTTGAACGTCAGCTATAAGTAAATTCGTATCATTAGCCAATACAATATACTCATAGATAATGGAGTAGAAACAGTATGAATATAGTTCATATATGGTAGATTTATCAAAAATCGAGTGAAAAGTTTGTCTATTTTCATCAATATCCTTTACAATCTCGGTATGAATAGGAATATTATCCATAAACATAGTTATAGTAGACAATCGATTACCAATTTCGAGTAATAAGCGTGAAATAATTTTATCATATTTGAATACCTGAAGAGTATTATAATATTGGTTAATAAAAACAGACACATCTTCTTTATGAACTAAACTAATTCCCCAGTGCGGTGGAACAGTATCATAAAAAGAGTCATCATGTAACAATGCCGAAGGATAAGTTCTACTGAAAGAGAAACACACATTTTTAATAAATTGAATAACCAAATGTAACCCAGAGTCAGAATAGCTATTCGTATCAACCATAGATTTGTCAATAGACCATTTTGTAATATTACCTAAAAATGAATTGATTTTGGAGTATTCAGTTTCGCTAAGGTTTCCGTGTTTATCTAAAAATGTAATAATATCTTTGTATAGGCGTTTATTTGTAGTAGTCAAATATTTATTTAATGTTTTTAATTCATCCGATTTCTCATTAGTCATAGCCTTGGGGTTGTATTTGTTGAGAACTTTTAACATATGTTTTCTTAAAGGCGCTTCAATAACAGTAGAATCGGTTAATTCCAATTTGCTTATGATTTCTTTCATAACAGTAACTTGGTTAAATTTGACAGGTGTATCGATTTCAATAAGGTTCTTTTGAAAGACTAAGTTCATGAGTTTGTGTAAATCACTTTCGGTATATGTTTTACCGTTTCTTTTGAGGAACTCAATCTTATCAGTAAGACTAGCTTTTGTATTATATTCAGGAGGGCGTTCGCTACATACGGTTTTATATGCATCGGGAACCGGAAGGTCTCTATCGAAATTACAGTAATGAATAATGGTAGAATAAATAAGCTCTTCTAAATTGCCATTGGAAACAACGGAATGTTTGATACCGGTGAATGGTTCGTGATAAAGGGAAGGAGCCTTTGTAAGAACATTAAAATCACGGATAATTTCAGCCAATTTGCTGGCAGTTTTGATACTAACCCGAATGTTCTCGTTTTCTTCGTTAAAATATGCTATAGGATTTGTAAAATTGTTTTCATTACAACAAGCATTTTCCAAGAAGGGTAATTGAGATGATGTCTTAAGAAGTTGGTCTTTGTTTCTAACAATATGATTAATGTATTCAATAATACCATATCCATATTGAGCGATTCTGCTTTTTAAAACGGAAACAGATTTATATTGGTCTAGTTTACCATAGCGCAATAACTCAAGGAAATCCTTTTTGAATTCGCTACTAACATCACGGAGAGATTTGACAACAGAGAACTTAACAACTGGAGGCATAAATTGTTTCCATTTTTCAATATTATGTTCTTCTGGTAACATGGTGTCTGGATTTAAAATAATATATTCACGTTTTCGAACATACATTTCCATAATATCATTGCGCTTTAAAACGTGTTGTTCGATGGTGGTTTTAATACGATTGGCAATAGTATCAGGTTTAAGTTGTTTAATAGCATCCCAAGGAGAGATTTGACTTTTAATCTTATGTAAAACACAAGAAATATATTTAATACCTGTAATATCTTCAGCTCCATCCATAGGATAGCCAGTAAAGGACCTGACACAACCAGGGAAAGTCTTTTTGGGTTTAAAACTGGGAATAGCAGTTTGAATAGCAACAATAAAGACGGAAGCAATAATAATAATAAGTGTTTCATTGTAATATTTCTGATAAGGTCCGAGAGATTTTCCTTTTTCTTTTTCTAATTTCTTGGATTTACGAATGTAAATTTCTTCTTTTAAGATGTTCTTTTCAATCATTTCAGAAGAAGTTCTCATAACAAATTCTTCGATATCATCAACATTAATATCAATATTACTACCAATAGCAGAAAAAACATTATAAATAGTTTCAGATAGTTTATTCTCAAAGACACGTTGTTTCTTTTTACCAAGAGATTCTGCTACAACTGTTCCGAGGTCTTTTTCGATAATATCTCTGGATGTAATACGGAAACCAGTTTCATCAAATCCTTCTTCAGTACTGAAGTCTATTTTACGAAGAATGAAGCCACTGTATTTATCAACAATAGAATCACCATCATCACTTAAAATACCATTAGAGTGACATAATTCTTCCAATTTTTGATTATAATCAGCTCCGGTAGTAAATGCGGTAGCAAGTTGGCTGATAGAATTAGGTATTAATTTAGTATTAGTATCTTTACAATATAACCAAGCGTGGTGTTCGTTCAGTTCAGTAACCATAGGAGTTCTACAATATTTTTTAACAAAGGTAACAATATCCTGTTGTTTCTTGGTAAAATTGTCCTGTCCTAGAATTAAATCACGTAACTGTAAATGAGGTGACATTAAAATATCATTGTCATTAGCAGTAGTTCCGATGGTATAAGCGAGATTATTGGCTTTATATAATTGAATATCTCTTAATATTTTGGATTTACGAAGCATATCAGTATGATAGTCAATATTTCTTTGGAGACGTTTTTCGAGTTCTTCAATAGAGATTTCATAACGTTTATCAAATTCATTTAATAATTTGTTGCGAGTTTCTTTCTGAATGCGAAGTTTTGTAAAGTCGTTTGTTTCACAAACACTGGTATTACTATTTTTATAGCATTCGCGACTAATATTACAAAATAAAGTATTGGTATCTAAAAATGCTTCTTCATTGATAGATGTATCACTAACCCAATTATTTTTGACTCTTCTGTAGTAAGAAATTTTCTTACGAACATCTTGTTCTATTTCAACCGCTTCTTTTTCTTTATCAGACAAAGCATCAATTTCTCTGCCATCTTGTAAGGTAGGTTTAATTTCCAACATAGCATATTCGCCATCGGTAATCATTTTTTTACCAGCAATAATGTCAGTAGCAAGTTGTTTAGCAGATTCTTTAGGTGCGTTATGCTTATGGATAAGATTTTCAACCAAGAATTCGTGGAACAATTCAGGAACCATTTTCTTTTGTTCGTCTTTGTATTTTTCAAGAATTTTGTAAGGTGTATCGTCAAAGTCTTTATCATAATATATTTCTTCTTCATTGTTATCGTTTTGTAAATCTTTGATAGATGTGTATTTTTTGGTTAAGAAGCGTTTCGAACAGTCAGTAGGTTTAATTTTTTCATTATCGGTAATATCATCAATATCGGGAACATTAATAGCATCGCTCAAATTTTCAGGAGTAATAAGTGAAATAAGGACGGAAGTAACAAAATTAGTATACAGTTTGCTATTATCAGTTTCGTTAAAATGTGAGAGTATTTCTTGTGGGGTCATTTTGGTATTCGTCTTATCTTTAAATAATAGAGGATAACTCTGATAAAACTTCTCGGTTAATTCATTGTTGTTATTGATGAATTTCATAATGGTATTACCACTGAAAGGGTCTGTATTGAACGTAGCATTTTTAATGTAGTTAAAATTCTTAGCCTTTTCAATAATAGATGTTTTGATTTCACGAATACGTTCGCGAATAAAATACTTGATTTGGCTGTATTGTTTAAAAGTAATATCTTCAGGATACACGGCAAAAGGTTCTAATTGTTCTACAAACCCTAGAAATGAAATTTTGCTTTTAACGTATTTTCTGACAGATTTAATGAAGAAATGTGTTTTGGGTATAATAACCTCTAAAAATTGTTTGAATTTATCATTGTCATAACTGTCACTGGAGACCTCATTTCCAAGAATGAACTCTTGTATTCCGGATAAAAATTCAACTTTGGATTCATTTTCCATTTTATCATAATCAAGTTCCTTGGAAAGATCATTGATAACATGAGGAATAATTTCAGTATTCTTTCTTAATAAGCGGAATGCGGAGACGAAACTCTCGTGTAATGTTGATTTTTGTAATATATTAGTGTTAGGTAAATCAATGGCGGAAAAACGAACAATAGGTTCAGGCATCATCATAATTGATTTAATAGTCATAGTATCATTGCTAGTCATAGGTTTACGTAAATATACAGTTTTACCGGCTTTTAGGTCTTGTTTTTCGATATTGGATAAACCAAGATTATAGCGTTGTATTAAAAACTGTTTAGTAGACAACTCATCTTTCTTGCGACTAACAACAGTTGAACTAAAATCACCTAAATTATCAACAATGGCGTCAATATTAGTTAGCACTTCTTTGGTTTTAAGATAACTATCAATGTTATCGGGTTTAGAAAAGTTACTTAATAAAGAATTGGTTCGTAAATTGAATGATTTGTATGTAAATGCCTGAGCGTTAGTTTTTTCTTTAAAATAGGAGTTTTGTATTTTTTCAAGTTCAATTAAGTGGTCTTGGTTAATCAATTGAATATCATGAGTTTCAATAACATCTTTGGCACAAATATTATTTTTGTTAGAAACAATAGGAATTAACCAACGCAATTGAGTATCAATATTATATATTTTTTCAATAAGGGGTTTATTGTAATAGCCTTTGATATTGACATCATATACATTTTGATTGGTATCAAATTTAGAAAATTTCTCTCTCAATTCCTTGAAACGTTCAATTAATAAGTGAATATTATTCATAACACGTAAAGAACGTTGGCTATTGGGTATAGTAGAAAGTAATTCATCAATCATATCATTCACTTGTTCTTCAATACTATATCTCTTTTGAGATTCGGGTATTTCAACAACTTGTTCGAAAGCGTCTAAACTTTCACCAAAGATGATAGCATTTGCATCAATATACAAGTTATGTAAGGATTCGCGAATATTTTCTTCGGTTTTACCATCTTCGGGAATTTTAATAATAGATTCTCCGGTTTCGGTAAAATCCATAGTAGCAGTATCTTCTTGTTGGTAGTTTTCGGGTTCAAAAATTTCCCCTTCTTCCATTTCTTCACGAACAATAGCAAGAGAAGGAACATTTTTTAAGGAGTCGGGTTTGGACCGAATAACGATTCTTTCAAGAGGGATATTTTCCGGTAAACCCTTATAACCAAAATTCAGGTAAATAGTCTTGATTTCTGGAAAGGTGGTAATTTCAATCATATCTTCTTCTAAATTGGTAATTTCACCGGTAATGATAGCAGGAATTTCACCGCCAAAATGAATATCAATCCATGTTTTGGGTAACAAGTTAAATTGTCTTGCATAACCTTTTTCATCACTTCTATTAAGAAGATGGATACTGGTAATAGACTCGTCACTTAATGAACCATCTTCAGTAATGTTTAATACGTGTAGTTTACCGGTAGCACTGTTAATAAGTTTAATCTTATTTTGGTCGATATAAGTGATAAGTCCAGTTAATTCGTGAATATCATTATTAGATGGTGCGAAAATTTCAATAATATCGCCAAGTTCTAATTGAATAGATTGATTAGTATTATCATTAGTAGGTGTATCATTGATATTAGTATCAGAATTATTAGTTGTTTCCATTATAATATAATACTAAAATATATATTATCTATCTAAATTATATTACATACAAAACTTATTTCATAATCAAATAAGTATAAAAACTATCATATATTTTATGTAAGTAATTATGGAAGCTATGAATTCAAATAGATGGTTACATATAAGTATGAAACATCTATTGAATAAAAACTTAGAAAAAAGCATATACAATTATGAAAATTTGTTATATTATTCGTTTTCTTATGATAAGAATATGCTATGTTATAACGACGAAGAAACCAGATTATATAGGACAGTAATATATTCGTATCCAGAAGAAAAAGTACTCTTTTATTTTCCTCCAAAAGCATTAGAATATAAGCATTTTAAACAATATTATCCAGAATTTACTCCCAGTATAGTAGTAAAAGAGTATATAAATGGAGATATGATAAATTTATCATATGATGAACGATGTGATAAATGGAGATTATCGACACAATCAAAAGTAAAAGATATTGTAAATAGGTTCAAAGAATGTTTGAATATTGATGATAACCATTATACGCCGTTATTGGAGTATGTATCAAAAAAATATAGTTATACATTTACATTGAAGAACAATTATATAAAAGACAATGGAGTAGATAAATTTTATTTGGTATCAGTATATCAAATTGATGATAACAATGTCAAATACATACCTTGTATCGAATATGAGAATTGGGAATTTTTAAAAAATATGAATGGATTGATTTATTTTCCACAGCAATATGACGTAAGTAGTTACGAAGAAACCCATTTTATAAATGAAGATTTGGACGGTTATATGTTAATAGATACATATACCGGGTGTAAAACAAAAATATTAAATGCGGATTTATTGTCACATAAAACGATGTCATTGATAAATCCATTTTATGCGTATGAATATTTATGTATTCGCAGAATCAATAGATTATATGAATATAACAGAATATACCGGAGCACCAGAAACATTCGTGATACAGTCCATAATGAATATGAAAGATTAATAACTGTTATACATCAACACTATTTGAGTAGGTATATTTTTAAGAACAATATAATAATGCCAAAAAAATATGAGCGTTATGTAGAACAAATACATAAAAGAGTTTACATTCCTTCCTTGAGGAAGGAAAATAAAGAGAAAATAACTAGAAATAAAGTGAAAGAATATTTGAATATTTTAAATCCTTGTGAACTATTATATTTGTTATATCAATAACTTACATATTTGAATAAGCAACAGAAAGCTTACTCAAGTTTTGAATATATCCCATACAATGGTCTTTGTTTTCATCGCTCATAGTGCGAACCGGCTGTCTAATCTTATCAATCATAGCCATAATCTCTCCAGCATTAGAAACAGATTGAAGGTCTTGTGAATAATCCTTATCGAAAAAGAATGAAATATCCCCAGCATCAATAACAGATTGGTAAGGAGTATATACCTTTTGGAACCATGCCTTAACAATAAGGGAAGGGTTTGCCTTTTTAATGGTTTCGAATGAGGTTTTTGCCTTTACAATATCCGTATTATCAGGATAAATACGAATAATATCGTCAAAGAATTCAAGAAGGTGGGTATTAAAAGCACGACTAAGAGTGGGTTTATCAGCCATAATATATTATAATAATTAATCTAACATATTATTTATATTGTTTTTCATTAGTAATTTGTTGTCCGAATGGTTGTTTATTTGGCATAATTTCATTAATTTCATCCATACGCCTTTGTTGTAAAGAATCAATAGTAACACTATTAGAAACTTTATCTGGTTTATAAGTGTCATCCGGTGTTTGTATAAGTTGTAAATTGTTATCATAAGAAACATAATTAAACATTTGTCTATTTCCACCAGAACCCTTTGCGCTTAGTTCTTCTGGTGACATATCATACATAGTATATTGTTCTGACATAATATTAGTGCCACCATTTCCTTTCGATAACTGATATGACATAGGTTCTCCGTTGAATTTTGTAGCAATATTCGCTTTTTGTTTAATATCTTTATGAAATCGTTGGACGATTTCACTGCCGTATAGAACTCGATAATTTTCATTAATTAATAACAAAGCAGGAACACTCTGTACGTTAGGTGGTAAAATAACTTTACTACCATGTTCAAGAATAATATAGGTTTGATTACTTTTTGGGTCTTGAACTCGTTTATCAATGCATATAAAACTTATTTTATCGCTCATATTGCCTTTGACTAAAGTTTGTAAAACTTTTTGAGAATGAGTACAATAATTACTATAATATAAAATATCCATATGTGTATTATATATTATATACTAAATATTTTGGTTTATACACTTCCTACGCACATAGAGTGTAAAAGACGGTTCTGGAAGTAAAAGATAGCATAACCGACAGCAACAGTTACCATTTGGAAGTAGAAGTCAAATCCCTTACGCTGAGAGATGCCGACCATAAGACTGGATACAACCAATAGAGCAAGAAGGAAGAATCCTAACATAGAAAGAAAGTAAAAGTAAAGGCAGTAATCTTTACCAAGAGGACCAAATACAGATTGAAGGAAGTTATCCATAACAAATTATATACTATACAAAGAAAATAATTTTGGAACATTACTAAAAATATTAAAAAAAAAATGTATAAATATATGTTCTCTATTTTATATACATCTTGATATGGATAATTCAACAATATGGAAGTTAATGGATAAGTATTTTCAAGATAATCCGCAAAGTTTAGTAAGACACCATACGGAATCGTATAATGATTTTTTTAAAAATGGAATATTTCAAATATTTAAAGAGAAGAATCCTTTACGTATACGAACGAAATTTGACAAAGATATTAATGATTATCGTAGTCAATGCATAATGTATTTTGGTGGTAAAAATGGAGATAAGATATACTTTGGAAAACCAGTAATATACGACGATAATAATTCACATTATATGTTTCCAAATGAAGCAAGATTAAGGAATATGACATATGGAATGACAATACATTATGATATAGAAATAGAATACATTGATATTTTAGATAAAGGTCAGGAACCTCAATTAGTAGGACCAGATGAGTTATTTACAGGTGGCGAATATACTGAACCAGAAAAATTTATAAATTTTAAAACCCAAAATTACGACCCAACTGATATTGATATAGAAGAAAGTAAGGAGCAAAAAGAAATGGAAGGTGGAGCTCCTAAACGTAAGGGAAAAAAACGTGTGGTGGATGAATTAACAACTGACGATACTGCCCTAATAAGAGAATTAACCGAAAAATCAATGTTAGATAATAATACTCAAGTAAGAAATGCCACAATAGAAAAGGTGTTATTGGGTAGATTTCCAATAATGGTCCAATCAAATTATTGCGTATTATCCGGATTACCAGCAGATGTAAGACATACCATGGGTGAATGTAGAAACGACCACGGTGGATATTTTATAATAGACGGCAAAGAGAAAACAGTAGTTTCTCAAGAGAAGTTTGGTGATAATATGTTGTATATTCGTAAAATGGGAGATGAAGATGGAGATGAAAAATATTTATATTCAGCCGAAATACGTTCTGTATCAGAGAACGCATCAAAACCAATCAGAACGCTATCTGTAAAAATAATGGCACCGACATCATCATATACGTTTAAAAATATAGTTGTAGTTATACCAAATGTAAGAAAACCAGTTCCATTGTTTATTGTTTTCCGTGCGTTAGGTATAATATCCGATAAACAAATAATTACAATGTGTTTATTAGACCTGGATAAAAACAGCAGTTTAATCGATATTTTTACTCCATCAGTTCACGATGCGGGAGGAATTCTAACCCAAGTAACCGCTTTAAAATACATAGCATCATTAACTAAAGGAAAAACCGTATCACACGCCCAAGAAATATTGGCTGATTATTTTTTACCTCATGTAGGTGAAACCAATCATTTGGATAAAGCATATTATCTTGGTTATATTACAAAACGTTTGTTATCAGTTTATACTGGTGTAGAAGAACCAACTGACCGTGATAATTTCAAATATAAGAGAATAGAATTAGTAGGAACATTAATGTATGAATTATTTCGCGAGTATTATACCATGCAGCTAAATAAGATTCATAAAGGTTACGAAGAGATATTAACTTTTAATAAAGCCATTTATGAAGATAATTTACAGAGTTTAGTCGAACAAAATTATAAAACAGTATTCAGTGAAAAATACGTAGAGGAAGGATTCCGAAAAGCATTCAAAGGTAATTGGGGAGCACAGTCACATACAAAAAGAATCGGCGTAGTTCAGGATTTAAATCGTTTGTCTTATAATTCAGCATTAAGTCATTTACGTAAAACAAATCTACCTTTAGATTCAAGTGCGAAATTAATTGGTCCTCGTGTTTTACATAGCACTCAATGGGGTATGTTTGACCCAATTGATACACCAGATGGTGGTAATATTGGTATTCATAAACATATGGCAATTACTGCGTATATAACCCAAGGAGTATCTCGTGAACCAATGATAAAATGGTTGCGTGAGAAAGTAGAAATGAAATTGCTTGAAGAATGCACACCATTTGCTTTATCCAAATTAACAAAGGTGATTATAAATGGATTATGGGCTGGAGTAGTAGAAGAACCAAAAGACACGGTTGAAAAGATACGTTTATTCAGAAGAAATGGTTTAATCCCCATTTATACAAGTGTAACCTTCCAAATATCTCAAAATACTGTATTTATTTATACAGATGGAGGACGTATATGTAGACCAATCTTCTACCGTGACAATGAGACAAATAAAATGTCATTTGAGAACAACGCAGTAAAGAAACATTTGGATGAAGGTGATTACACGTGGAATGATTTGGTATCCGGTTTTAACCGAAAATCAGTAAAAGATTTTAATCCAAACGATTATAATATGTATGAATTATCTGAATTGTATGAAAATATAAATTCAGAAACAAATCCTGCACGTATGAAGCGTTTTATAGAAGAAAAGGCAATTATTGATTATATAGATACCAATGAAACTGAAAATGCATTGATAGCTGTTAATGATGAAATGTTAGAAAGTAGCAAAGAGGATAAATATACTCATTTGGAAATACACGAATCATTAATATTTGGAACAATGTCAAATATAATTAATTTCCCTGAAAATAATCCGGCTTCTCGTAATTCCTTTTCTTGCGGTCAAAGTAAACAAGCTTGTTCTATTTATCATACAAATTATCATGTAAGAATGGATAAAACTGCGGTAGTATTATCATCCGGACAAATTCCACTTGTAAAATCACGTTATCTAGATTATATTAACAAGGAAGAGAACCCATATGGCGAAAATACAATAGTAGCAATTATGTGTTATACAGGATATAACGTAGAAGATGCTATATTAGTAAATGAAGGTGCTTTAAAGAGAGGTTTATTCCAAACAACTTATTACACTACTTATGAAAAGCACGAAGAAATTAGTAAAAGTGGTGAAGAAACATCCGAAAATACATTTACAAATATAGAATCAGAATTAGATATAGTAGGAACCAAACCAGGTTATGATTACAGCAAACTGGATAAATATGGAATTATCCGAGAAAATACAGATATAAATGATAAAACTGTATTAATTGGAATGGTAAATAGAAGTTCAGCACAAGGTTCAGGTGTAAGTGATATGTCAAAAATGCCAAAGAAGGGTCAATTAGGAACTGTAGATAAAACATTTATAACAGATGGAGAACAAGGTAAGCGAATAGCCAAAGTCAGAGTGCGTGAAATAAGAATACCGAATCTAGGAGATAAGATGGCTTCCAGAGCGGGACAAAAGGGAACAGTTGGTTTAGTGATTCCCGAAAGAGATATGCCATTTACAAAGGATGGTGTTAAACCTGATTTAATCATAAACCCTCACGCTATTCCATCACGTATGACAATAGGACATTTAGTCGAATGTATAGTTGGAAAAGCATCATCAATGTATGGCGGATTTACAGATTGTACTGCTTTTAATAATAAAGGTTCAAAGATAAAGGTGTTTGGTGAAATGTTATCAAAAGTAGGTTATCATTCAAGTGGTAATGAATTATTATATAATGGTATGACTGGAGAACAAATCGAAAGTGAAATATTTATGGGTCCAAATTATTACATGCGTTTGAAACATATGGTAAAAGATAAGGTGAATTATCGTGCTCGAGGTCCAAATACACAATTAACCAGACAACCCGTATCTGGACGTGCCAATGACGGTGGTTTACGTATAGGAGAAATGGAAAGGGATGTTGTAATATCAATCGGTGCGAGTGAATTCTTACGTGAATCGGTAATGGATAGAGCAGATAAATACCATATAGCAGTTTGTAATACTACAGGTATGATGGCTGTTTATAACCCATCAAAGAACATTTTTATGAGTCCAATGGCAGATGGTCCATTGAAATTCACTGGTTCATTAGATGGTAAAGAACAACATTTGGAACAAGTAAGTAAGTTTGGTCGTAGTTTCAGCATTGTAAATGTTCCTTATTCATTAAAATTATTAATGCAGGAATTACAAACAGTTAACGTTCAAATGCGTCTAATTACAGACGATAACATCGACCAGTTAGAAAATATGTCCTATTCAAATAATATTAATCGTTTAACTTTTAAAGATGAATTTTCTCCACAAGAAATAGTGAGAAATATGAAAGATAATTTGAGAACATCAAATGAGAAGAAAATACAAACGCCAGTAGTAGAAGAGGAAGAGACTAAATCTGAAGAAAAGAAGACACCCGAATCACCAGAATTTGCTCCAGGAAGTCCATATGTGCCTTCAGAGGACGAACCAGGACTATCTGAATCATTAGTAAAAGAAATTTATGGATCTCCTGAAACACAAAAATCTCCTGAATTTGCTCCAGGAAGCCCATATGTGCCTTCAGAAGACGAACCAGGACTATCAGAATCATTGGTAAAAGAGATATATGGGTCACCGACCCCAGAAAAACCAGAATTTAATGAACTGTCTAATCAAGCTCGTGAATATTCCGTAGGTGAAGAAGTATTTTTCAGAGGTGATGATATACCAAACCGTAAATGGGTTGTAACTAATATTGGAGATAGATTTTTAAAGATAGAAACGAATACTCCTAGTAAGAATGATAGTGATATGGTAAAGTTAGTAACAGCTTTAGACATATATAAAATAGATGATTATGGTTCAATAAACAGTTCAATGACACCACCTCCACCTCCACCATCAGAAAGCCCAAGTCCAAGTCCAATGGGTGGTGGTGCAAAACCTGCTTTTACTGGCGGAGTTCAACCTACATTCCAGCCACCAATTAATATCAAGATAATCAATAATGGAAATGATTTGTCTACGGGTAATGATGCGATGAATGAAGAAAATACATATACAAACGATCCAAATGAGTCAATTCAAGATATAAAACCAGAATTTAAACCAAAAGTAACAGAAACCATACCAGAAATACCAGTATCTGATAAAGGACCCGAAAAACTAGACTTTGATAATTTAGTTGTAAAGAAGGTATAAAATTGAAAATATAATAATATTATATAAAAGTATCAATTATTTATATAATATAGGATGTCAACTTCAAATAACCGTATTTTGAAACTTTTTAAATCTAGAAATACATTGTTAGAACAATTAGAACTATTATCATACAACATCAAAGACTATTTCGATTTTAGTATTAACGAAATAGATGCAATGAATAGTAATAATCAATTAGATATGTTATTAACAAACGAAAATAATAATCGTAAAGCATATGTTAAATATTATTTAACATCAAAACAAATAAATCGCGCGAATTTAGACACTATAATAGAAGACTTATATAATATTGATAATGTCCTTACCAAAGATGATACATTGATAATTATTATAGAAGATGAACCAAATGATACTATTATAAATAAGGTTAAATATTTATACGATCATGATGGTATCTTTGTAATTATACATAACATAAATAGACTTCAATATAATATTTTAAATCATACATTCGTGCCAAAATGTGAAATTTTAGGAGATAATCAAGTAAAAGAACTAAAAAAGAAATATAATATTATGAATTCAAAACAATTGCCAGAAATATCACGTTTTGACCCTCAATCCCTAGTAATGTGTATTAGACCAGGAGATATATGTGAGTTCAAACGAGAAAGTTCTACAGCATTAGATTACAATTATTATCGTGTTTGCGTATAAAAAATATAAAAATATAGTATAATATGACTAATACAAATATTCAGGTAGGATACAATCCCAAGGATTTTTTTTATCAGAATGCGATTCGTTCGGGTGATATGCCACCACAAAAGGAGTGTTCGGAGATTTTAAATAGTCCTTATGATAAATCAAAATGTCAAGGTGAAAAGTTTGTAAATAATAGAAAAGAATGTTTAGATAGAGAAGTCTGTCAAAATAAAGCATTAGCCGACATTATAATGAATATACAACAAACACATAGTGGTTCTGTAGGAAAATATGACGATTCTAAAAGTGTTTTTAATAAAGAATTATTCAAAACAGCCAATTTATCAATCGGTATAGTTGGATTGATGGTATTAATTTATCGTTTTAGAAAAGTATAAAATATAATATTATTATAAGTTAAATAATATTATAGATATGGCATCAGAAGAAGACATTTGGTATAAAAATATTTCAAAAAATGATGAAGGGATTGATGTAAATGTAATGGATCTATTTGAAAAAGAAATCAAAGAAATTACTGCATCAAGTAACAATACAACTAATATTTTAAAAAATATAACTGATAATAATCCATTAACACAGTGGAGCACACGTTATGAAACAATAACATTAAACGATGATTTTTATGTAGATAGAAAGGTTACTAAGGGAGGATATTCAAGAGGTTCAATAGTAAAAGATGGTAGTAATAAACAAAATGTAAATGATTATTTAATGGGTATATACCAATCAAGGGACGCAGAAGACAGAAATTATAATGGAGAAATTAATGCATTAAAAAACACATTAAAAGACCTAGAAAAAAATGATTTAGATATGAATAAAAAAGATACAGATTTTCGTAAAACACAGTCTGTATATATTGGTAGTTCAAATAGTAATACTAAATACATAAAAGTATCAAACGATGCGATCGATACAGTAAATAAAAGTCTTAAAAATAGGTTCGATGACACCTTTAAATTAACACCTGTATTAAGCTTTATAAATAACAAATACTTTTATGTTAAAAGAACGGATTATGGTGGAGGTTGGGGTGATCGTAGTTTATCAGCAACTATATATGTAATTGATAGAGATGCTTTAAACAACTATAATAAACAAAAAGAACAGAAAAAGAAACAACAAGAAGAAGCTAATAAAATTAAAATAGATATAAGTGAGCTTGAAGCAAAATTAACTAGTGAACTTAACAATTTAAATAGTAAAATATCAAATAAACAGGAATACATAAATAATTTACCATTTAAAGTAATAGATGATGGAAAATATACGGGTGATAAACAAACAATATTGACAAATGGTTCTATTATAAAAGGTGAATGGATAGATATAATACTAAAAAGTAAATTATTAATAAATAAATACGAATTATTACCTGGTAAAAGAGAAGAAAATGGAAATTTAAAACCATTTCCCAAAGACTTCTATTTACTAGGCACAAATAATAATAAATGGGAAATAATTGACAGCCATTTTGATTATACTCCGGTGTATTACGATGATAATACACCTATACCATTTACACTAAAAAATAAGAAACGGTATGAACGTATACGTCTAGTAATTAGCTCATTAAATCCAAGTACTATAAATTATAATGGATTAGGTTCCGTATCTTTATCAATATTCAACTTATATGGAAATAAATGTTATACTATAAATAATCTCTGCGAAACTTTCCAACCATATATTAATAAGAAGAATATGTCAAAGATTGAAGGCTTAACCTTGATGGACCAAAATATACAAGTTTTAGAAGATTTAAAAAAATTCAGTGAAAAGTATAATAAATATATTACATGTAGCGATACAACATTACCAGAAAATATAAGAGCTGGCTGTAGTAATGAAGATAAAAACATAGATACAGTTAATAACGCTTATAATAAGTTAACCACGGAAAGTATTACAAAGTTACAAAATACACCCTTAAATAATTTTTCAACTGTAGCTGAATATGAAACAACCCATAACGAAATTATCAAAAAGCATAAAGAAATAGTTCCTTTACGAAAGGAATTGGATGAAAAATTAAGACAGTTGAATGCTGAAGAGGAATCTATGCTTAATGATTATAAACTGAAATATGATAACACAATGTATACTAGTTTAGTGTTATCGGTTGTATTAACTTCCTCATTATATTTCATTTTTAGAAAAATATAATAATATAAAACTCTATTTATATATTATTATAATATAAGCAATGTCTAGTATAGTTCAAGCAATTCCATTAGAAAATGCATCATTAACCAGTATGTCTACTACAATATCAGATATAGAAACAAATGGAGATTATAACTATAATGGTAAATATGAAGTGAAAACCTCATCATATTACAGTGATGATACATTAGGATTTAATGCTTTTAATAATGATGATACATATTGGGAATGTGATAATATAAATAATCCTAATAATATTCAAGGAACACGTTCATATCCAAGTTATACACAAAAATCTTATTCAGGAACAACACCATCAAGCTATTTAGGCGGAGGTGCTGATAATAATAATAACAAATGGTTTACAAGAGTAGGACCAAATGAGAATAAAACAGAAATAGAAGGAGAATGGATACAAATTAAATTACCAACACCAATATATTTAAGTAAATATTTATTAAGAAGTCCTACATTTCAAGCAATAAATACATTTCCTGTAAAATTTACATTAGTAGGTTCAAATAACGGAGACCAATGGGATTATATAGACCAACAATTAGTGAATGATTTACCATCACAAAATGAACCAGAAAAGATGTTTGCGGTGACTAGTTATAATAAATATTCTTATTTCAGATTAATAGTAACTGAACTGTATACTGGTAACCATAAATTACGTCTCAATATGATTAAATTATACGGAACTCCTATATTGAATGATGTAGAAGTAAATACCGAAACTTTTATAAATCTTAATAGATCAATGGAATGTAGTGTTAAAAAATATAACAAAAAAACTGAAAAAGGATTAGAAGGAGCAGATTTCTATAGACCCACTTACAGTAACTACAATAATCCTATTATTGAAAATAAAAAAATAAAAAATAAAATGGTGAATAAAGAAAATAACTTATTGGGTTTAGAAAGAACCGCTGCTGAAGATGTATTGTTGTATACAGGGATATTTACTGGTGTATTTATAACGGGTTTGTTTATCCATAATATGATAAAGCGATAAAATTATATTATCCATTTATAGTATAATATAATAAATATGAGTGGAACAAATAAACAAAATGACATACCACCAATAACAGGAAATTTGAATACTATAGGACAAAATTTACGTGATAGCATAAATACTGCTGTTAATAATTTTAAAATTACATACATGCCTCTTGAAAATAATAGTGTATCCAAATTGGAAGGAGGTTGTTACATAAAAAATGAAGAAGAACCGCCTATGACTATGAATAAATTTGATAATTATATTCATACAGAAGAAAGTTGTAAGTTAAATGCTGCAGTAAAACAGCATAATTATTTAAAGAATGCTTCTACTGGAGGACAACAAAATCGTGTATACTATTCTTTAGTAGAAAATGATAAACAATTAACTTCACAAGGATTTTATGATTGCTATGTTAGTGAACCTATATCTGAAACAATAGAAGAATCTAGTGATGATTTAAAAGAAGTAACAATATGGAAAGCATTTAACGATAATGAAAAACATTTAATACAGCCAGGTAACTATGCTTATTATAGAAATGGAGCTTTATTTATTTGTGATAGTGGAGGAAATGTATTGAAACAAATAGGTAATACTATAGATGAAAACGCTTACAATAATCCTCAAGATTATTATATCTTAAAAGATAGCGAAAAAACTTGTTATGGAAGTAGATATAATGATATTCAGTAAAATTAAATCTATAATATATATAAATTAGTATTAAATATATTATGAAAAATCCACAAAATTTTGATGCGGAGATAACAGAATTGGATGCAAAGATAAAGGCATATGAAGATGAGCTAAAAAAAAGGGATGAGTCATCTAATAGTATTACGGTAAATGAACGAGATTGGGATGCAGAAAAAACAAAAATAAAAAATGATATGGCATATAAATACGAACATGTTACAAAACATAATGGAGCTTATTATACTGGTAATTTAAATAAAACATCTAGTGGTCTTACTTGTCAAAATTGGACCTCGCAATCACCACATAGTCATAGTCGAACAGCTAGAAATTATCCAAATAGAGGAATAGGAAATCACAATTATTGTAGAAATCCAGATGGAGAACCTAGATTATGGTGTTATACAACTGATCCTAATCCTTCTAAACGTTGGCAATACTGTAATACAAATAGTGCTAAGGATTTAATAAACAAAGAAAAAGAAGAAAAAATACAAAATCTCAATAATGAAAAAGCAGAATATCAAAGAAAAGTTGCCGAGCAACAAAAAGCAAAAGCAGATGCTGACGCCATAACAAGAGCAAAAATCGACGAAATTAAAGAAGAACAAGAGAGAATACGTTTAGCAAAAGACCGTCGCGTTCAAGAAATACGTGATGAAAAACATAATAAGCACTGGAACACTATCGGAAAAAATGAGAAGAGAACTTTTGAATGTGATGATGTAAATGGAAACAGATTGGGAGGACAAAATTTATATTTAGATAATGCTGGAGTAGTATATGCAAATGATAAACCAATAGTTCAAATAAGTTATTTAAATAAAGGACTGCCAAATCCAAAATGGATGAAAACTTCTTCAAAAAATTACTTATATCCTTATGATGCTTATAATAATAAAGGGGACAAAATAGAATATCAGGGTAATAGTTTAGTATCAAGCAGTAATGTTTTCAAGTTAGAAATGACAAAAGAAGGTAATTTAGTATTGAAAAAGACAATACAAGGTTGTAAAGATAACTATACAAAAAAGGAGAACACAGGTGACTACAAAGCATATAAAACAAATGCCACAGACTTAATGAATAAATATATGTTAATTGACAATTCAAATAAATCGTTAAGGCCTATTAGTAATGATTTGATGGAAGGTGATAAAACATTTAAATATATTGGTAATTTTGTACCAGAAGATGAAAGCAATAGAACAGTAGTACAAAATAAAGAGGAATGCTTTCAAAAATGTAATGAAGATAATGATTGCGGACATGTATATTATATGGAACACGAAACAGGTGATAATTATTGTGTCCGTAATACCGGCATTCCTAGCAAATTTATTCCTACACAGCCAGGCACAAATATTAAAAAATCATCATTATATATAAGAAACAAAAAAATGAAATCCGTTCAATCTAATAATCTTTCCGAAAAAGATGCATATATTTTAAAAAATCCTAATAAATCATTACCAAATCGCGAAGTCAATCATATATCTAATTATAATGCTTATTCCGATTATGAAATAAGTAATACACCTATCACACAATATCAAGAGTTATTGGGAACTGACGTAGCTGGATTAAAGGATAAACAAACTCGCAAGTTTGAAGGTTTTAAAACCAGAGCAGAAATGGGTGAAAATGAGCCAGTGAAAGACTTTATAAATAATCATCAAATAACACCTTTAGAAAAAATGGAAGATGAATATACAAAGAAATTGGATAAAGTAAATGATAACTATAATGAATTAGATGCTGATATAAATTCGATTACAAATGCTGACGAAACTGGATTAAGAGACCAGTTAATGAATAATAAAAAGTATAAAAATAGTTTTTTGTCGGTAGACTTAGATAAATCCAAAGATGTATCCGATGTTCGTTTAGATGATACAAAAGAAATGATCGAATACAATGATAGATTATTTAGTTTAGGTATCATAACCGCATCCACATTACTACTGGCGAGTATTGTGATAGCAAGAGAATAAATATATAATGTTATTATACTATATATTTATTAGAAATGAGAAAGATAAACACCGATTTTAAAGGAGTAGTTAATTTACAGAAAAATTATTTAGATACCCTTTCACGTCAAACAAATGACTCTGAATTATCAAAGAAAGTAGATGAGTTACAAACTCAATTAGAAGCCGCACATACCACATTTCAGGAATCAGACATAGCAACTACCAATGTATTAACCCATCAAGATAAGGTAAAAGATATCGTAGATACTGAAAAAGAAAGATTATTACGTAAAAAGCAATCTATTGACAATGCTCTCATTAGTAAAAAACGTGTAATCGCATTAAACGATAGTCATCAAAAAAAACAATCCGAACATAATAAAATAAAATTTGTTTGGGTATTTGCTTTAGCAATAAGTGTTTTATCAACAATATTAAAAAATCATTTTGTTTTTATACCATCATTTATCTTTAATTTAGTAACCATATTAGTATTGTTTACTGCTTCTATATTTACAATCAGCACATTAATGGAAGTTTCAAGACGTGAAAAAACTAATTTCGATAGATTAGATATACCAGACCCAGCCGCTAGAACACAACAAGAATTACAAGCGGCGGCAGCAGCAGCTAAAAAAGGCGAAGGAAGTGATTTATTAGGTGGAATGAATTTATATGGTTGTGTAGGTTCGTATTGTTGTAATCCAGGAACAAAATGGGATAGAGATATATCAAAATGCGTACATGATGACGAATATAATCCTAATAAAATTACAGATGAAAGCACATCAGAACAATTTACCACTTTATTAAATTCATCAGAATTTAGAAGACGGCGTATTAATATAGATAAGGTTAAATCGAATTATGCAAACGAATATGACAATTATTCCAAAGTCTAAATAAATATAATTCCATAATATAAGAAGAATAATATATTATGGGAGGTGGTTCATCAAAATCATTAAAATCACCTCTAATAAGTGCATTAAATGATTGGGATAATACGATTGATATGGTAAGAAACAAAAAAACTGATGCAATACGTGTAAAAGATGAGATAAAACAAAAATTATTAGATATTAGAAATGATTTGAAAGAATTAGATAGTCAAATAGCAGCTTTAGGAAATGATAGTAATGATCGTAATACTGTAAGAAATGAATTACTGAATAAAAAAAATCGATTAGAAAATGATCTAGTTGAATTAGAATATATACACCTATCTATAAACGAAGCATTAGAACAAATAGATAAATATAATAATACGCAAAAATTAACAAAACTATTTTTAGATGATAAATTCAATATATTATATAGTAAAGTTATTGATAGACAAAAATTAAAATATAAAGACTACAATGATCGTAATAGAAATTTAATTAGACTATCAAATAAATTAAAATCCAAATATAGTAATGATTTACGAAATTCTGAATATCAAGACGAACATAATAGATATTTTATGACCTTAAATTCTATATTTTGGTGGGTATATTACATATTATTTGTAATTATTACTTATCAAATTATCTATATCCAAAAAGATATTACATTAAGAAATAAAATAGTAATAATGTTAATATTAGGTTTATATCCGTTATTATATCGAATGTATGATTTAGTTATAATGAAAATATAATACTATATTATAATAAATATGGGTCAGTATGACAGACTTAGTAGAAATCAATTAAACAACAGAATAAAAGACCGTGAAAGGACACACAGTCAGTTAAATGCCGATATATCATATTTACAGACGGAAAGAGAACGTTATCAGCGTGAATATAATAATGAAAAACCATTATACGATATAAATAAACCTTTAAAAGAGGGTACTAAGGAAGATATAAAAAGAAAGATCGCTGATTTAAATAAAGAAATACAAGACATAGAAAAAGAAATCCAACTGATAGACTATAACATCAACGACACAACAGCAACAAATGATCAAAAATATAACTATGATTTACCAGAAAAAAATAATAAATTTATATCCAATAAAAGTAGTACTAGTAAAATCATAAAAGATGTTATTCCATTAAAAAAACAAGAAAATGACGAATCTGAAAATTATTATAGGTTACTTTCATCTCAAAATAACGAGGTATCTATGGAAATAAATAATCAAAAACATAATTTAACTACTGCTGATCGTAAGTATATTGTAGAAGATTCAAAAATACCTTATTATAAAGAATTAAACAATTTACTATTAATCGCCTATATAATTGTTGCTATATATGTTAGTTATAAGGTATTTACTGGTCTCATTACAAAAAATATATATGGTAAATTAATAATTATTTTGCTTATATCATTATACCCAATTTTTATATTTAATTTAGAAATGGTAATATACGACCAATATAAATTAATAAAATCAATGATACGTGCTGAACCGTATGAACCTGTCAAATAAAAAAATATATACAATATTTACTATATTTTTTTATAGACCACTTATATCATCTTTTAAGTTGTTTTCTATTATTTCATCTTCATCTTCATTTTCATTATCTTCATATTTAATCTCAACGCCATACCATTTTGAATTTTTATTTTTACCAAAACAACGGTCCATATATTCGTGTAGGTCTTTTGGAGATGGTCCTCTTCCGCCGTAATTGATTTCATACCACCTAACAAACTCGTTATTAAGTTCGCTCTTTTGTATGCATGATTTTGGACCACTGCGAAGAACACATTCATTGACAAACTCGGATAGATAATCTTGGCTCTTGCGGTATTCGTTACTCTTCTGTAAAACAATATCACAATCATTTACTATACCGTTAGTTTCACAAGCTCGTTTGATTAACATAGCTAAGAATACTTCTTTCCATGAATCGAACTTTTCATCGATAGTTTTGTCAATTAAGAATTGATATGGTTTTTCAAAATCACCTTCTACAGGGTTTTCAGTGAATAAAGATTTAAACGGGACAGCACGAATACGACGCCAAGTTCCATGATCGTTACTTTTCACTCCCATGAATACATTACAGGTGACGACTAATTTAAATTGTGGTAGGAATGAAATTGTTTGAGGCATATAGGGTGCTCTTCCTTGAATAGGATCTTTACCGCTAGTCAATTGTTTCATTATACCCTCATTAATAACGTCACCTTTAGACGGTTCTTGCATTACAGCAAATCTCTTACCTTTAAGTTGGACGATTTCTGGTGCTAGACCACCAACTTTACCCCGTCTGTCAGTTACTAATGTAAGTGGCACATCACCCTTATAGTCACCAAGAACTATTTCCATTAGATTTACTAACACTGATTTTCCATTTTGGCCTGCACCGATGTACATGTTGAAGGTTTGATTTGAAGATGTTCCAAGTAGTGTAGAAGCTAGATGATCCCACATATATTTAAGCAATTCTCGTTCTGGGAAAAGTTGTTCCATAAATGTGTTGATTTCATTCATTGTTTTGCTGTGCTTGGTTTCATCAAGGGGAATATATTTAATATTGGTTGACATTGAAATATTGTCCTCAGGAATACCGTTTCTAAAAATGTTATCTTTAAAGTCATATACCCCATTCTTACAGCATAATAGATATGGGTTAGTATCAAGCTTTCCCAAAAATTCACCGTCATAAAACAACTCCTTTGCCTCTTTCATAATATGGTCTTTATCGCTCGTTTGTGCGAGTTTATGCGTGATATTAATAGCCCGTTGTTGAAGGACGCGATTAATCTCATCTTGCTCGGCAATTGGTTCATTATCATCAGTTCTACCTTTCGAAGAGTCATTATTATGCATATATTGAACCGCCTTATTACGAAAAAGGTCTCGTAACTCATTGGAAATAGTCTTTCTAAGAGTTGTTCCTGAATCTAAATCATGCCATTTATGATTACGATAGGTCATCCACATGTTATTCTTAACGCTAGTACAGATAAAACCATGCTTACACATCTGATATAGCACAAAAGCTAAATCAAAATCACCACAGCCAGATTTATCATCCTTCTTACCGCCAATCTTTAGACACTGATCTACGTGGTAATTTAATGAAGACTGTCGTATGCGTTCGTAGTCTACTGGTGCGTCTGTTTTCGCCCAATGATATAAGGAACGCTTTGTAATGCCATCATTAATGCGTCGTTCAAAATTACGCCACATATCACATAACTCCGGAATGCTTGTAAAACTAAATGTGCTTGACCTAGCACTAAATGCTAACCAAACAATCAAAAGTCGGTTACTAATATTCTTTAGGCACCATCCCACCTTAATCCATTTAGTATAAGAACCATTTTCATAATAAGACTCAGGTAAAATCATTACATATTCATACGCCTCCTTTAAATCAGCGTCAAATTGTGATTGTTCGGTTGATTCAAGGAAATTATTCAAAACCATATCTAACTCTTCTTGATTACAAATACTTGATAAATTCACCTCTTCAACTAAGGGAAGTTCGCGCATAATTGGTATCGATTTCAAATTAGACGAGCTGCCGGTCTTTTTCAAGGTTGTAGTCCTATCAAACTCTTCTCGCTCTTTTAAAAATGATGATTTTAAAAAGAATGATGGATGATTTTCGTTACGAACCGACAACTCTCGAATATTCTCTTTGATGTCAAATGACGTTACTGGTATTTCTTTACGCATAAATTCACCATCACACGAATCATAGGTAACATCATAAATATGTGTTAACTTATAACGATCATGATTTGGCTTACGTGAACCATACAGTTGCCAGTTTACAGTGCCATCACTAATGCCTTTATCGAAAATATCTTCAAATGAGTTTGTTAATGGTAAATCGCCCCAAGATTCACAAGCCAAAGGTATGATTTTATTTCGAAGCAGCTTCTGTGTAACCCTATCGGTTTTCAGAGAAATTATAATATGAATACCATCTTTAGTGCAGTTCTTGTCTTTGACACGATTAACAGTTGGTTTTTCAAGAACATACATTTTGAATTGACTGCTATCATCAAGTTGAAATATATCTTTGAAAATATCTAAATAATGGTCTAGCAAATCTTCAACGTGAGATATGGTATATTGACGTTCATCAATATCATACTCGTGACGCAAATCCACATCAACCAGAATAGGACCCGTATCCTCCAACTGCTTTTCTGTAAAATATTCCTTTTTATTCTTGGATAATATGTCCTGAGCGTATAACTCCAAAAATAGGTCATATTCACTTTGGGGTATTATATACGTTCCTCCGTATATGTTATCTTCTTTGCTCCCTATACGGGTATTGGTTATTTTTGTTTTATCAATTGTTTCACCTTTACGAACTAAGTGTTTTCGTGTGAAATCTTCAAACCCAGCATACTTAGCATTAAATATGGGTTTTTTTGGTTTTGTAGTTTTTAAACTACCGATAGATCCCTCCATCGCTTTTGGATATATTGGTGGTATATTTTTATTATGTTTTGAAATAGATATTCTTTAATCAATTTTCCATTTTACATAACTAAAATACAAACCGTGAATGGTAATGATTATTTGAATGATTTTATATATCCAAGTCATCAAACTCTTCTAAATTGTCTATGGCTAAAAATTGAATTAATAAAGATAGTCAAATAGAATTTAAATAAATTATACTTAGTAGTATATAATGAAGTTTTGCGAAAAGTGCGATAATATGTATTACATTGGTATAAATGCTGAAAACCAGAATGAACTAACTTATTATTGCCGTAATTGTAGACATGTAGATGAAACAATTACAGAGGACGGTGTAAATATTATGAATACACATATGAAGAAAGGAGAACACGAATTTAACAATCTATTTAATGAGTATACAAAATTAGACCCAACATTACCTCGTTTATATAATATGAAATGTCCCAATAACGAATGTAAAACAGAAAATGGTGTAATTTATATTCGTTATGATAATAATAATTTAAAATATTTATATATTTGCGTTGATTGTGATACTAAATGGAAAACAGATGAACGTAAATAAACTATGAATTCTATAAAATTGAAAATAATAGGTTTTAATAACGATTTAGAAAAACTACATTATCTAATAGTATAGTAAAGTATAATGGACGACGAACAAGAGATTCTAAGTGAAATTGAAGACAATGAAGAAGATTCTATAGTAGATGAAATAAAACCTACTGTCAGAAAAATAAAAAGCAAACCTATAATGGATGACGATGATGACATTGGCTTGGATGACGATGATGATTTAGATGACGAACTTCAAAGTTTGAATGATTCCGATGACGAAAATGACAATTTATCTATGATAGATTCAGACGAAGAAGAAAATGAAAAGACAATATCGATGAATCAAATGATAACTAATGACGGTAATATAACAGATAGCGACGAAGATGAAAGTGATGATGATTATGATGATGATTATTTACAAAAAATAAATGACAATGTTAAAAATGATATTATTACCAATTTTCATCCAGAATTAAATAGCCATAATTATGATGAAATTGAAACATTATCAAAAGTAGTGCGTGATAATGATGGAAATATAGTGGATGATTTACATCAAACCCTACCTTTCGTGACACGTTATGAAAAAGCAAGAATATTAGGAGAACGCGCAAAACAATTGAATGCCGGCGCGAGGTCATTTGTAGAAGTTGATGAAAATGTAATTGATGGATATTTGATTGCTTTAAAAGAATTTGAAGAAAAGCAGATACCCTTCATTATTAAAAGACCCTTACCAAATGGCGGTTGTGAATATTGGAAATTACGTGATTTAGAAATATTGGTATAATTCTCATTTTGAAAAAATAATGTATATATTCATTATTTTTTCTTTTGTAAAAAAGCAATATAGAAATAGAACTGTAAATAAAGTAATGTCACAAAAAGATAAAAGATTATTACATTGTTCGTTTTGTGATGACGAAGGACATACAATAAACAATTGTCAAGACCCACAAATCCAATATATGGTAAAAGAATTTAACGAATTTATTGCTTTAGATATGAAATGCAAATTTAAAATGAAATACTTGACTTATGTAATTTCATTGTATAATATTTCTGAAATTAGAGTATTAGGTTACCAAGTGAATTTATCTATCGGTAAGAAAGCAAAAAAAGACTTTGTGAATGAATTGTTGGATGAGTATTATGATACTAATGATATAAAATATAGTAACATAATTGAAAATATGAATGATAGTGAGCTAACCTATTTTGCCAAGAAAATTTCGGAAAGTTCGAAAAAATGGAATAAACGCAAAATTTCAGAAAATCGCATAAAAGAAATGTTAGGAATCGAAAAGCCTGAAAAAAAGGTTGTAAAAGTTACTAAAAAACCAAAAGAAAATATTCGATTTACACAAGATGATAATAATGAAAGTGATACGGAAACTATTATAAATTATTCAGATACAGATGATAGTGAGTATAGCGAATCACAAATACAATTTTATCTTTTTCCATTAATAGATAAAAGTTTAATGGAGGATTTACCATATCAAGTACAAGAAGTTTTAGAATATTTTTATATTGTGGTTGGTGCTTTTATAATTGCGAATTTTTATGTAGTAATTACTTACGATTATTAAGATTTCCAATTTTTACCACAATCAAGACACGTTACGAAAATAGTGGCTGGTTCATCCGCACTTCTTGTTTGTAATTCATAATAAGTGCATCTTTTGGATTTACATTTCTTACAAGTAAACATATCAGTTGATGCTTGAATATCAGTGGTGAACTTATTTGCGTCACGTTTCATTTTCTTTTCTATTAATTCTCTCCAATGTGAAGTATTCATTTCTTGGTGTGTCATAAAAGCTACATGTTGAGGGGTGACTTCTTTATTTTTTACTTGGTTTAAAAATTCTGTATTTTTCAAATTTATGTAAATAGACCTCAATCTATCAATATAAATTTGGACGAAACGGGGATTTTCCCACTTCTTTATAATTTTTTTTGTAGAAGCCTCTTTTAATGAATAATTAAACACTCCTTTTTCAATATTAATACTTAACACTTCATCTTCAATAATAGAATTGAATTTGTTTGAAATGTTCTTACGGAACTCGGTAGGATTATTTATAGAATGCATTATACGTAAGTATTATAGATATAATATAATATTTACTGTTTAAATAATTTCAATTTTCAAAGATATTCTTCTTCTTGTAATTCATTTGTATATTCACTATCATCTTCACTTTCTTGTAAATCGAACACAGTAGTTGGTTTGGTAGAACGTTTTGTAGATTTAGACGGAACTTTACGTTTATTCTTTTTTGGAGGGGTTACATCACTTAATTCTTCACTATCATCTTCATAACTTTCATCATCACATTCATCATCATCTACAATAAATCCATCTTTTGCATATCCACTTTTTGTTTTTGCTAATTCGTCATATTCATCTTCTTCATCTTCTTCATCACTATTTTCGTTATCAAGATCTTCAAACCCACCATATAATTGATTATAAATGTTTTTCCATTCATTCGCAGTTAAATTCTTTGGAGTATCTTCTGCTTTATTAATCAATACACAACTCCCAAAAAACAATACATTATCTATCGGTGGTGGAAATTCATATTTGTTTTCTTGATTCGCTCTACCTACAGTTTTTCCATAAACATGAATATTATATACACTACTATTTACCTTGATATTTTTCCATACTGTATGTTCTTTGAAATCATTTGGTATTTTAAATCCCGCTTTTTTATAAATATCACTTTCCACCAAATTTTTCACCTTTAATTCTTTGACATTACCACTCTTTTCAATAACAATTATGGATACTGAAGACATATTATACAAAGATTATACTATTTCATTTTATATGATTTACAAGTATATTATATATAATATAATATATAATATATAATAATAATGGCACCTACGCGCAAATTATCAAAAAAATCTGGAAAAACAAAAAGAAAATCGAATAAAGATACCAGAAAAACACGTTCCAAAAAGCAAAAGGGCGGAAACTCAAGTTATTATAATATAGTTCAAGCTATTGAGAGTGGGAATTCTAATATTTTAGAAAGACTATTAAAGAGTAAAGATGCTTCTGAATATGTGAATATGGATAATGGTAGTATGGAAGGTCCACCGCTCGTACGAGCAACTGCTTACGGTAATAGTACAAGAGATATTAAAAATATCCTTAAGGCAGGAGCTGATGTGAATGGAAAAAATAATGAAGATTATACTGCTCTTATGTATGCAAGTTATGATGGAAAAACAGACATTGTAAAAATACTACTGGATGCTGGTGCTGATATAAACGCAAAAAATAAAGATGGTGATACGGCGATCACACTCACAATATCACTTTTACGAAACCCCGAAAAACGCAGAGAAATTATACAAATGCTACTTGATAGAGGTGCTGATGTCAATTCACAAGATAATGTAGGTAGAACAGCTCTCACAATAGCAAGTAATTATGGATATGCAGACATTGTATCAATTCTATTGGAGAAAGGAGCTGATGTCGACGCAAAAACAGAATATGGCGAAACAGCACTCACTATTGCGAATGAATTTGAATATCCAGAAATTGCGGAATTAATAAAAAATCATATTAAAGACATTAAGCGAGAAAACCTAGCAACCACAAGACTTGTAACTACAAAGGGAACGAGCAAGAAAGATGAAACTCCATTAATGAAAACAGGACAAAGAGATATGGGTACTAAAATAGCTGAATTTTTACACCCCAAAGGCGGTTACAAGAAAAAACAACATCAATAGGTGCCCTAATTCTTTGGTGATAATTACGTAAATTTTATATGATTGTCGTAAAATTATATAAAAATGTTTGTGTGATTTGTATATAACAATGTTTTCAAATCCTATTATACAATTTTTATTAAAGATTTTGATATTTATTTTGATTATTTATGTTTTACAATGTGGATTTGAATTATTAAAAGATACATATACTACACCCAAGGTCAAAGATTTAGTAAATACGCAAATTAAAAAATACCAAGACATTGTATCCGAAATAAATCAACAAAATATAGCGAAATCAGAGAATGAGAATGTATTCAATAGTGAAATTGATGTAGATGATATGAATAATGAGCTATTATCGTTTATGAATTCACAAACACAGCAATATGAAACTTCTCCATCAGCATAAATATATTAGTAAACCTATATAAAAATTTGTCTTGTGTATATGTTATACAAATGATTGACTTGAATAACGCACAGGTTAGCAAACTATCTGAACGATTACCCAATTTCGAACTTTCTTATGAAACAATTTCACATACGAAAGTTTCTACATCATACAATGTAGTTACAGCAATTCCAACTGGTAAAAAGGTTATGTTATGGTTTACATTTTACCAGAATAAAGACGTATGTTATTTTTTTGAATTGAATAAAGAAAAACGTATTTCAAAAGGCAAACTATTAAACAATACATTTGATTCTTCATTATCGCTTGGAACAATATTATATGGCTCCTGTATATTAGATGATGAAAATGAAATCAAAGCAATTGTTATAGATGACATTTTATATTATGAGGGCGTTTTATTGAGTAATACAAATATCATACATAAATTATCTATGCTACGAAAGACATTTTCAAAAATTACAAGACAAGATACTATGATACCTATTTATAGTTGTGTTTTTTGGGAAATTAATATCAATGATGATGTAAATGAGTATCCTAATACTATTTCCAGTGATGTTTTTGATACAATACCATATAACATTCACCATATTCAATATAGGTCTGCCTACGAAAAAAAACCTTTTATCAATGTTTTTATGAATAAAAAATTAAATGTCGTTAGTTTACCGACTCGACCCAAACAAAACAATAATCCTCTCTTACAATATTGTTTAATACCTTTTAAAATGAATTTACATAAACCTCAATATAGGTATCCTACTATTTTTCAAGTTATGGCTGATATACAATTTGATATTTATCATTTATTTGCTTTTGGTAAGAATAATCAACGTGTTTATTATAATGTTGCGTATATACCTAACTATAAAACCAGTGTATTTATGAATTCTTTATTCCGAAAAATACGAGAAAATGATAATCTAGATTATATTGAAGAAAGTGATGATGAAGATGATTTCCAAAATATAGACGAAGATAAGTATGTTGATGTAAATAAAGTGTTATATATGGAATGCGTTTTTAATAAAAAGTTTAAAAAATGGGTTCCTACTAAGGTTGTTGGTCGGAGGGAAAAAATAATGCATATTTCACAACTATAAATTATTTTGTATTTCTTTCTCTTTGTTCTAAACGCTTAAGTTGATTTTCTTTTTCTTTGTTATACCAATTTATCAAATTGGTATGATTATTTTGTCTATCCATTTCATTTTGATGTAAGAACGCATGTCGTTTTGAACGGGCATCGTGTTGCTTTTGTAATTGTTCTCTATATTCCGTTATTTTCTTTTGTAATTCTTTATTTTTTATCTCATTCGTTTCTTCTTTATTCATCATTCTTTGTTGATGCTGTTTATTTCTTTTTATTTTTAATCGGTTCCTTTCTTGTTTCCAAGCATTTTCATTGGTTATGTGATTAAATATAGGTAGCGACATTTGTTTTTCTTTCTTATATTTTTCAAGTTGTTCTATTGACTCATTTCTTTTATTTTGTAATTTAATTATATGATTTTCCATATCTTTCTTTCGTTTTTCCTGTGTTTCTTGCTTTTTAAGATTCCATTCTTCTTCATTTTCGATATTGTTAAACAGTTCTATTTTTGACATCTCTAATTTTCTTTTCTCGTCTTTCTCTTTTTTCCGTTTTTCTTCATATGCCATTGTTTTTACTAATTTATCTACTGTCAACATTATTACTATATGTTGATAAAATTGATTTTTGATATAATAAAATATGTTATTATAGAATGAAATCTAAAATACTTTTACCAAAAGAAATTATTGATTATATTTGGAGTTATGATGATAGATATAAGATAAAATTTAAGGATTGTGTTGATGAAATGATAAAATATTTTTACATAAACAGATTACGTTGTGATATGCGTATGAATAGAGACATATATCGTGTTTATGAAAGTTTATTAAGTTATAATATTTGGAAAAAAAGTTTCAGTCAACATTTATTAGAACGTATACGCCAGCACGGCGGTTGTCGAGTCATTCTTGATAATTTAATTTGTCATAATCTAAAAAATGTATCAAAAAAAATTACATATTATTATACTTAAGTTTTTACACCTTTTTGAAACTATCAAATATTGAATTATCTATTAAACACTTTGCGTTTTTTATTGTATTTTTTTTATTGTCTTCGTCTTCTTCATCTAATTCCGTATTTCCGGTTTCTTTTGGTTCAAATACCCATTTCCACGTTTTATCAGTATTCCAATCTATACTCATTCCGCTATATTTATCTCCATCTATTTGACGTATACGATAATTACATTTTTTGTAAAATCGTCTTCGTTGGACCCATTGTTTCTGAAATAAATCGTGACTATCTACAATATCAACCACTATCGGATTATTTCCTTTTACGCGTAATATACGACCAATCGATTGTGTTATATCTGTTTTTGGAGTAACCATAATTAATGATGATAATGTTTTTATATCTAATGCTTCGGCTGCCATAGCATAAGTTGCTAATACAATTTGTTTGGTTTCTGTAGTTTGTAAATCGGCTTGCTTCATTCCACCCACATAATATCCTATTGTTGCCAAATCACGACCACATATACCCTCATATAAATATTTCAACAAAGAGCGATTATGACATAATATCATAATTTGTTTTGAATCGTTTTCTTTTAACAAATCCGCTACAATTTTTATAATAAAGTCACTACGAGGACCATATTCACATAATTTCGATATCATTGTGCTATATTTTGGGTTACCTCGAAAATCATATTCTACTTCGTTAAATTCTGTGTCACGTGAAGAGTAATTAATAGCACGGACACATACTGGGTCATCATCTTTTCGTTCTTCACTATAAATTTTATCACCTATAAACATATATAATACTTTGGTTAGTTTATCTTTTCTATCAACTGTTGCTGATATACCTAACATATACGGTGTTACAGTTTTAAATAATGTTTTTGAAAATTGTTCGCTTCCTATACGATGAACCTCGTCTATAACTGTCAAACCAAAACTAGTAAACGCATTCGCACCAAAATCCTTATCATATAACGTTTGAAGCATACCAATAACTATGTCTTTACCTTCAATATCAAATACTTGTCCTTGTATTTTACCTACTTTTGCTGTTGGAAGGAATTCCTCTATTCGTTCTATCCATTGATTCATTAAGAATTCTTTATGCACGATAATCAGTGTCTTTTTTTTAATATCAGATATCATTTTTAAAGACATAACTGTATTATGAGTAACTGTAAAGTCACCTAATACAAACCGTCTATTTCCGTCTATTTCAAACCCATAGTAATCATCTATTCCTAATTTTTCTATTTTTATTCTAGTATTTAATACATCTTTAATTTGTTTTCTTGGACTACCCTTTTTCCTAGGACATTTTACTGGTATTTCTTCTAATCCTTTACCATGAATACAGGTTCTGTAATAAGTTCCTTCTTTTTTTTCACCTTTATACATACAAGATTTTTTACATTCTGTTTTATAAGCAGCAAACCCTAACGATCTTGCTATAAATATGATATCATCTAATAATTTTTCATTTTTTTGAATAATATCATAAGAATTGTCATGCATATGCCCGTCCGAATCTATTAATCCAGCTAATAATTCTAATTGTGTAGTTCTATCGTTATACTTATAATCGTGTGGGATATGTTTATTTTGTATTAAATTATATTGTCGTAAATAATTCATTAATTCATTAGAACCTTTAATTGATTTATTCATAGAATTAATACGGTAATCATATTTATCGCCAGTATATTGTAAGTATAATGTCTTGTGTTTATTTTTGAATGTATTATTATTTAAATAAGATAATACCGATGATTCTTGTGTAGTAATCAAGGCACCTTTTGAAGCACCATCACCTAACCAATATCCTAACAAATATGGGTCAATATCTACTTCTTTTTTTGGAAATGTAATAGGAACCCTATAACCAACAAGAACTCCTCCTCTTCCGTGATATGATTTTGGTAAATTTAGATAATCCAATACAGAAATATCACGAATAGTTCCCTTTGGAGTATTTTTATTTACAGTAGAACTATACTTTAATGATAAAATATGACTTTCATTTACAATATAAGAGTCTCCTTTATTGGGAATAATCTTATACATTTGCTCTTTTCCACGAGCAAGACTTAAAACTGTTCTAGGTGTAGAATCATCACCCATTATTACATCACCTACTTTTATATCTTGAACCATTTTAATTGTTCCATCATACTGCATAATAGGAGTATTTATACCGAGACATTTCCCACGTCCACAAGGAACCTCGAGTATACCACCATTGCCATTTATATCGCTCCCACTGCATATAGGTGTATTTATATGATCCATATAAACGTTTATAATTTTTGTTTGATAATCACGAACCGTTTTAGTAAACTCAACATCAATATCGTCTCCTTCTTCTATTTCAGACTTATCCGGTAAACCATAACGTTTAATTCCATAAAATCTTGGAATGTAGAATTTGTTCGTATTTTCACGAAACACGTGAAAAGCCCCTATATCTGTATTTTGATTAGAACCAAATACAAATGGTTTCACGTGTAATTCTTGACGTAAATTATCTTCATCTTCTTTTGAAATCACAGACTTGGGAATTGTATAACCTTTTTTACCCAAATATGCGGATTTTCTTACATCTTCTTTGTAATCATCGGTAAGTTTAAATTCAGATAATTTAGGCTTTGGTGGTTGTTTTTGTTTATATCCAAATTGTCTAAAACCTTTCATTTTAATTATTATATATTATTATTGTTTTAGGATATTTCAATTTTATAACGGTTTTATCATAGAATTCACTTGTGAAAAATATAATAGTATTCTATATTATAAAATAATGAACGCTTTATCTTTTATGAAATCTGTTACTAATGTTGAAACCGCTATAATTGTTATGTTTATTCTCTATTTAGCACTACCTGTAGAACTTCCTGATATGTTAGCTAATTTAGTTGACTCACCTATGGGAACTATCGGTATCTTTGTTCTTTCTGTCTACTTATTCTTCAATGCTAATCCTCTTATAGCTGTATTATTTGTTTTAGTTGCTTATGAACTTTTCCGTCGCAGCAGTAATGCTACTGGTAAGGCAGCTATGATTAAATATACTCCTACTCAAGCTAGAAAGGATGAGAAAATGAAGAAAATGAACCCTGTCAAAACTGTTTCTTTGGAAGAAGAAGTAGTAGAGCAGATGGCTCCTGTTGGCAAGAGTGATATTAGTGTATTCACTGTATCTACTTTCAAGCCCGTTGCTGAAAATGTTGGTTCTGCATCTATGTTTTAAGTTTTTTGATACTACACATACATAATATAGTAAATGGTATATTATGTATAGATGGATAAATATCTGTATTATGCGTTCGCCAAATCTTGATTATGTTTAAAAACCATTATTGAATTTATACTAACAAACAATGGACCTGCAATTGAATACATAGCAGTTCCAAACGTGCTTCCTTCAATAGCTCCAGTAGCTACTTGAATACCTAAAATAATTGATATTATACCCATTGCAGCAACAAAAAACGCAAAGGGTTTTGGGTTGAAAACAAATTTTATTATATCCATAATAGTTTTCCAAATATCATCTAAATCAAACGGATCTATAACTTTACCATATTCATCGTTATAATCATTACTCACCTTATTATTTTTATATTTAGTTGTTAAAAAATCGGTTTGTGTTTTCTTAATTTGAATTAATGCATACGAAACACCATAGAATACAATTATAAACAAAACAATTGTATATGAATATAATATTTCATTACTTAATCCAGATACAAGAAAACACGCTAATAAAAATGCCAATGCGATTAAAATATCCGCACTACGAATACGTTTAAAACGTTGGGGTGCAGCTGTAGCTTGCTTAAAAACTAAATTTGTTGTATCTATAACTGTATTTTTATAAAACATAGGAACTAATACATAGGATACCAAAGCAGTTAAAATAAATAATCCGAAATTAACAGTTGTTTTCATATAATCACTTTCTTGTGATTGTGAAGCCATTTTACTATTAATTGGAACGTTATATGTATTTACTTCATCTTCACTAACACCAGTAGGATTACAATCTATATAGATTTCTTCGGCATCTCTTTTTGATATATTATTACCTGGAATTACTTTGTAACTACCATCATCTGGAGATATCTCAAATAGATCGGTAATATCTGCTAACTTGTCATTAATAGTCTCTTTAGATGCTGTATTTATTTGAATAGGAGTTATAAAAACACATACTTTATTTCCTTTACTTGCATAAGCTATACACCCTTCCTGATTAGGAATCACTGTATTAAAGTCTATGTCTAAATTATCTGCTTGTTTTTCTTTCATTTTTAACATCTTATCAATATCATTTTCATCAATTACTAGTACTGATTTTGTTTCCAGTAAATAACAAGTATATAATTTTTCAGTATTTGTAAAGGTCTTATGCTCTATAATTAATTCACCTACTATATTATCATTATTACTTGTAACGCCATCTATGTTATAATGTATAAGTTTATTGATATATATTTTTGAATGTGAATAGTTCTCTGTAGTTCCCTTGTCTGTATAAAAAAAATTATTTTCAGATGTATTATTTGGATAAGGAACAGTAAAACTTCCTGGATTGTTGGTTGGTATATCTACTTCATTTTTATTTAAAGTTGCCCTAGGATAATCTATTACTATGTGTTTATCAAAATCCTTATTTTTATTAGGGTATAATCTTGAATTTGTTCCTGACATTAATATACTATATACATTAGGATATAGTTTATTTTGAAAATATTCATCTAAAGGTTAGGAATATATTGAAACAAGTTATTTTCATACATTGTTACTTGAAATGTATCTTTGTATCCTTCAACAAATACTACATCTCCGTTATTTATATCATCACACCCATACTCTCCAGTACAACTTTTACCATTTACACTAATAGGTAATTTTGTATTCAAATTACCATTGTTAGCGATTGTATAAAATTGCCATTTATCTCTTCCAGACATTATTCGTCTTCCCATTAAAGGTAATATATTTTGTTCTCCATCATTACCCATACGTGTTAAGATACCTACTTGTTGATAAGTGCTATTTACAGCTCTTGTTTGAATATTTACTGGAACCGCTACGGGTGGAACCCCTCGTATATCACTCGAACCACGAGGATAATATACATCGTGTGTCTTTAAAGGTGGTGCATATGGGTCATTTATTGTATCATTTCTTTCAGATATAGGTGTTAAAGCGTGATGAATAGGGGGAGGCACTAAAATAGCTGTTTTATTATTTTTATTTTTACTGACTTTTACAAAATGTTGATATAAAACATATCCAAATCCTATTAATACAATTATTACTAATATCATTGTTATGTTCTCAATACATATTACTCCAGGAGGACATTTTTTTCCCATAATATACTATTTATATATTATGAAAATATTATAATACATCAAAAGCACCTATTATACGTCCAAATCCAGAGAATATTTTCATTAATCCTCCAGTAGATAATGGTATTATATGGTCGTTCAAGTCACCCGCAAATTCTCCTGTTCTACGAACAAACGCAACCGGTTTTAATCTGCGACAATTGTAACATTTATCTCTAACTGACTTTGAAAAATGTATTACGTGGAATCCAAATTGATCTATTGTATAACGATCTAATTTTTCCAAATAATACCATATATTAGATTCCAATCTTGTTCCCATTTTCGATTTACCACTTAACCAATCTACTATCATAAATACAATCATCGGTATAAAATATAGTATGGAACCCAATATCTCTAATAAATAATAAAAGGCACAAGATGTAAAATTCTTCATCATTTTCAATCCACAAAAGAAGTTTGATATTCCAAATACGCCTAGGGTTTGCACTAATCTTGAAACTGACATAGCACCTATAAATAACCCTTGTGGCAATTCAATAAACTCTTGTGCTACGCCTTCAAATATTTCAAATAACCCTTGACCTACTCCTATGGCTAAAGTTATTAATATCATAATAAACGGCAGTAGTATAGCAGCCCCTATTCCAAACATACTAGTATATATAAATCATATATATATTAGTTATTATAACACTACTTACTTCTTTTGAATTTTATATTGAGAATATTTATTCATAAATGCTTCAGCTTTCTCTAAAACGGGGTCTATTTTTAAAATACCATTTATTAAATCATCTTGGATTGCCTTAAATTCAGGATATTGTTTTTTTAACTCTTCAAATTGTTTTTTCATTTCGTCTTTTGTTTTGTCTGACTTCTCGTTGGAATTTGCTGCATCATCTTCATTTTCTTCTTCTGCTACTTCTTCCTCGACCTCTTCTTCAACATCTTCTGTTTCCTCCTTATTTTCATCCTTCTTCTTATCCTTCTTATCCTTCTTTTCTTCAAATCCCTCGTAAGCAGACTTGTTTAAAAATTTCAGTAATAAACTGGTTACTACAAGTGCTAAACATAAGATTACAATCATATTCTTGCTAAAAAATGAAGTTAAGAAACCGATTAAACACATCAATATGATACCTGTTGTGTTGTTGTTATTTACAAATATTACGATTTGAACTAACGCCATAAACAAAAATAAATATAAAACTAGTTGATTCTGTAGTATTGGGTTGAAATTATATTTCATTTTTAATGATTTACCAAAATTTGGGAATTTAAATTGCATTTTATAAATTATATAACGAAATTATTCTCTACCTAAATATCATTACTACTTTTACTAGAATCATCTTCATATTGATAACATACGGGAACATCTCCTCCATATATTTCCAATACCTCTTTTACTACTTCTTCGCGCTGAATATCATCTTTTTGAAATTCTACACTTGTTATACTCGACGAACGCTTACCTTTGAACTTATCTAAAAAATCCTCTAAACCGTTTTTTTCTTCCATACGATCATATTGCTCTAAATCACCTGTTATTACTAAACGACTATTTTCACCTAAACGTGTCATTAACATTTTCATTTGAGATATACTCGAATTTTGCATTTCATCTGCTACTATCCAACAATTTTTAAAGGTTCTCCCTCTCATGTATCCTAATGGTGATATTTCTATTATTTTATCTTCCATTAATGATGTTACCTCTTTTGGTGTTATAAATGTATATAATATATCGTAAATCGGTCTCACCCACGGTGCCATTTTTTCCTCCAATGTTCCCGGCAAATATCCCAAATCTTCATCTACTGATACAGATGGTCTTGTAAAAATTAACTTCTCGTAATTTCCTAATAAAAAATTTTTTACACCTATTTCTGTAGCAAATAATGTTTTTCCTGTTCCTGCTGGTCCTGTTGCTACAACTATTTTTTTATTTTTATGCTTTAATTGACTATGATAATATTCTTGACTTTGATTTTTAGGGGTTGTAAATTTCGATTCAAATGTTTTCCTTTCATTTGCAGACAAATGCTCTATATTTTCATAATATGACCTTTGTCTCATTATAGATTGTTCTCTATCTATGTCTGTTTTATATTCATTCATTATTTCCTTATCATTCTGTTTCCTTGGTTTACGACCACGTTTCTTAGGCTCTGGTTTCTCTTCACCTAAGTAATCATCGTTGTCATAATATGCCCCTTTTTTCATTCACCTAATATAATATATTCTTAAATTAAATTTTCCAGTATTTTACTATTTTTACTAACGGTTTTTTCTATTTATGTTGTGACTGCATTTATCAAGCACGATATTATATTGTTATTTTTAGTGACAGATTTGTATGTTTGTATTCTATTTTGTATATTACTACTGCTGTATTTATCCTATTCGTTTAAAATTCAAAATTTTTTTATTAGCATTTCAATCTCATAAATTAATTTTATTAAAGGAAATAAAAATCTGATGACTATATTATTTAGACAACAATGACCGACGTTCAAAATATAGAGCCTCTACTGCAACCCGATGAAAATCGTTACGTTATGTTCCCTATTCAGTATAATGATATTTGGGAAATGTATAAACGTTCAATTGACTCTTTTTGGCACACTGGAGAAATTTCTCTCGCACAAGATTTGAATGACTGGAATAAACTTAATGATGATGAACGAAATTTTATAAAAATGATTCTTGCCTTTTTCTCTAGTAGTGATGCGTTAGTCACTGATAATCTTGGAACACGCTTCATGAATGAAGTCCAACCTTCCGAAGCCCGTGCGTTTTATGCTTTTCAAATCGCAATTGAAACTATCCATTCTGAAATGTATAGTATTTTGATTGACACCTACATTAAAGATAGTGATGAAAAAACTAAACTCTTCCAAGCTACGCAAAATTATCCTTGTATCGCAAAAAAATTCAATTGGGCTCAAAAATGGCTCAATGATAAACGCAGCGGATTTCCCACACGTCTTATTGCGTTTGCGCTGGTTGAAGGTCTTTTCTTTTCATCTTCATTTGCTGCTATTTACTGGATTAAAAAGCGTGGTCTTATGCCTGGACTCACATTCTCTAACGAATTGATTTCTAGAGACGAAGCTCTACATACCGAATTTGCTGTGTTACTTTACTCCAAAATAAAAAAACGTATCCCTAAGAAAAAACTTTATGAAATTGTTAGCGAAGCTGTTGACATTGAAAAAGAATTTATTACTGAATCCATCCCTTGTCGTATGATTGGAATGAACTCCAAACTTATGTGTCAATATATTGAATTTGTTGCTGACCGTTTATGTCTTCAATTGGGTTATGATAAACTATATAATTCGCAAAATCCTTTCGATTTTATGGAACTAATCAGTGTTGAATCGAAAGTGAACTTTTTTGAAAGAACCAATTCCGAATATGCTTTGGCAAATAAAACGGTCGATGATGATGTATTTGATTTTAAATCTGACTTTTAATTTTCTTTATTTAGTTAGTTGAGATGATATAATTTATGATTATTTATTATACTAATCATACATTATGAATACGTGGTATGATTCTTCTGTTAATTCAAATATTCTTAGAAAAACTTATGTTAATGGGTTTTTAGATGTTTCTCAAAACGTATCGGCTAGAAATCAATTGTTTGTTAGTGGAGATACATCATTAAATTCTGGTTTATACGTTGATGGTGAAATACACGCTAATGATACTTATCGTATGGGAGGACATATTTTACCTACTTCTAATGCTAATTATGATATTGGTAGTGCTGAATACAAAGTTAGACATTTGTATCTATCAGATAATTCTTTATGGGTTGGTGATAATCATAAAATCGATGTTGATGAAGGTAAATTAAAATTTAGAAAACGTAATGTTAGTAAAATACCAAAAGCATTAGCTGAAAAGGGTGTTGAATTAGAACAAATTAAAGCTGTTCTTGGAATTCCAGAATTGACTATTGAAAATATATCATTAGCTCAATATCTCGATTTCGCAAGAAAAAGTGGTTTGGATTTTCAAGGTAGAATTGGAGAGTTGATTTCACTTGAAGATATTTATACTAAAGATATTGAGGATTATGAAGATATTCAAGATGCGGAAATTACAAAACAAGACCTTAGTTTGAATTATAATTTATATGCGAATGGCGATGTTAGCTTCAATTCCAAAATGTTTGTTAAAGGTGACGTTAGTTTTAATAGTCGTGTTGATGTTATTGGTGAATTTCGAGCCCAATATCCAGATAATTCTATTCCTATATCCGCTATTATTGGTGATAATGAAAATAAAGCAGATAAAGACCTTGTTGATGCTTCTTTTAACATGAAGGCTGATTTAACCTATGTTGACGCTTCATTGAACTTGAAAGCTGGGTTAACCTATGTTGATGCTT